GGGGACGTAATCTACACCCGTGAGAATTGGAACAACTACACCGATTCTCTATGCAAGCGTGGTAAGATTAACAACCGTCAGTATAACACCTGGACGAACCCTTTCTGATCACATAAGTCCTGAGCATGACTATAAACTACTCACACAGTTCACTAACACATTCTCCGTTTATTATGTCCAAGTCCGTGATGCTTTCTCTGCTGTCCCGTGGTAACACTGGTGCTGAGATTCTTCAGATTCTCGATACTCTTGCTGAGGACAATCAGCAGTCCTTCGAGTATACTGAACCAACTGCAGATGTGATTGAGTTCTGATAACATAGAGGTGCTCTGCGGTTATACGTGGAGCACCTTATATTCGTTCGTCAGATATTCGTGAATGGCAGTGTTTTGCCCTTGACGGTTATAGCGCCGCCGGGCGAAGCGGGTTATAAAAACCCAAACATCCCTAACCTACAGAGGTGACAAAACGCGAGAGTAATATAAAACTAAAAAAATTTTCCCAGGGCCAAAAAGGGTCTCATATATAATTTGGATACAAAAAATTTCTCATGGAAAAAATTTTTCATATATACGCGAAGGATAAATGTATCGCGCACTCTATAAAAGAACAAGATTTTAAAAATACCTGGGAGACCGCAAAGAATATTATTGGTCTTATGGAAACTGAGTATGAGGTTGAAGACCTTTCTTATGTGGAACTCGTTCAGAACAAAACAGTTTCCTTAGAGAGTTCATATTGACAAAACCTACATAATACGTTAGAATTGAACTGAAAGTTAATTTCTCTTATGGCAAAAGGATTTACTGTAAAAGCAAATGCACCGAAGCCCTCTGGACCTGAATGGGACTACGATGCAATTAAAGAACGGATGCGAGGAAAGGCAATTGTATTCATGCTTCCTGGACGTGGTTGTTCATATACATTTCTGAAGAACTTTGTACAACTCTGTTTTGAGATGGTACAAAACAACATGTCGATTCAGATCTCTCAAGACTATTCCTCAATGGTCAACTTTGCACGTTGCAAGTGTCTTGGTGCAAATGTTCTCCGAGGTCCCAAGCAGATTCCTTGGGATGGTAAACTGAAGTATGACTATCAGTTGTGGATTGACTCTGACATTGTTTTCAATGTTGAAAAGTTCTGGCAACTGTGTGATCTTGCATGTCCTGCTGAAGGTGAGGAACGTGAGATTGCTGCTGGTTGGTATGCCACGGAAGATGGAGTCACCACATCCGTTGCACACTGGTTGGATGAGGAAGATTTCCGCCGCAATGGTGGTGTAATGAATCACGAGACCGTGGAGAGCATCTCAAAGCGTCGTAAACCCTTCACAGTGGATTACACGGGGTTTGGTTGGGTTATGATTAAGAACGGCGTCTTTGAGCGCATGGAGTACCCTTGGTTTGCTCCGAAGATGCAGGTCTTTGAGTCTGGTGCGGTTCAGGATATGTGCGGCGAAGATGTCTCGTTCTGTCTCGACGCAAAAGAACTCGGTATAGAGACTTGGTGCGATCCTCGTATTCGCGTTGGTCACGAAAAAACTCGCGTTATTTAATTCTTATTATTTGGAGGTATTCTTATGGCAAAAGGTGGTAGTAATAAAACGGTGTTTGAACCCGGAGCACCCAAGAAGACTCGTCAAGGGCGTTCTGCTCGCACACTTCTTTCCGCTACATCTCGCAATGGAAAGAAAAAGAGGTATCGGGGTCAAGGTAAATAATATAAGATGATAATTGCACATGTATCATTTAGATTGTTGCGATGAATGGAAATCAATTCATCCTCAAGATATGTGGGTATATAACAAACTCTTTCTAAATCAATCTCCAGGGCATCTCTGTGGACCTACAGGATGCCCTGTTCCATATTCGGGATATTATATCGTCCGACCAAGTATTAATTTACTTGGTATGGGACGATTTTCTCGTATCGAATGGATTTATAAATCAACAGATAGTTTTCATCCTGCAGAATTTTGGTGTGAGATCTTTGAGGGATCACATCTTAGTGTTGATTTTCAAAATAAGAAGTCGCAATTGGTCGTATTAGGTGAAAGAGATTATGATGAACCACTATATAAGTGGAAAAAATGGTCTAAAATAGATTATGAAGTTAGATTCCCAGAGATTTTAAATGATTTAAAGGGTAATTATGAGTGGATAAACTGCGAATTTATTGGAAATAAACTTATAGAGGTTCATTTTAGACGAAATCCTGACTTTAGATATGGGAATAGTGTTGCAATTCCTGTCTGGGACGATCATGAGTGTGATAAAAACGATACTATGGAGTACATTACTGATCCGGATTACCTAAGAAAAGGATTTTTTATCGATGTTCGGGATAGAAACCCCGTAAAAAGTTCTGATCTAACGAATCAGGAGTAAAAATGAACGATTTTTTGGACAATTTAGCTAATCACCAACACCAAAAGATGCTCAGAAAGATTGAAAATGATGAATTAAACCCAAAAAAGCATAATTTTCACGATCAAAATGAAATTCATCAAAAAATTCGCAATGATGATGACTATGATGACTGGGAATATGGAACCGAACCAACCTACGGAGTCTAAAAAACCCTAATAAATAAGTTAGATTTATAATTTCCCATGCCTGTAGAACGGGTAAGTAAAGGTTTCAAAGATTTAAGTATGACTTTTCAGGTTAGCCCCCTGAACTATGACTTAATGGCAATTAAAAATGAGACTGCTATTGCCCGTTCTATTAGAAATCTTGTTTTGACTCTCCCCGGAGAACGTTTTTTCAACCAAAATCTTGGATCGAACGTTGGAAGAACACTTTTTGAAAATATAAATGATCTTTCTTCATCAGTAATTCGTGATCAGATTAGAGAAACCATTGATTTATATGAACCAAGAGTTAGATTAACCAACGTTACTACATCTCCAGATTATGATAATAACGGTTACGATGTAACTATTGAATATGAGATCGTTGGTATTGATGTATTACCACAACAATTATCATTTGCATTACAGCAAACCCGATAGATGGCATTAGTTAATTTTACAAACCTAGACTTCGATCAAATTAAGACTTCGATCCGAGAGTATCTCAGATCGAACTCGGAATTTACTGATTACGACTTTGAAGGGTCGAATCTTTCCGTCTTAATAGATACGCTTGCTTATAATACATATATCACCTCATACAATGCTAACATGGTTAGTAATGAGGTGTTTATTGATAGTGCTACTCTTCGAGAGAATGTTGTTTCTTTAGCACGTCATATTGGATATGTCCCAAGATCAAGAAGATCTGCAAGAGCTGAAATATCATTTACAGTAGATACTACTGATTTTGGATCAAATCCAATTACATTAACTCTTAGAAAGGGGATTGTATGTACAACTTCTCAGGCATTTGGTAGAGAAAGTTATACTTTTACAATTCCTGATGATATTACTGTTCCAGTCGTAGATGGAATTGCATCTTTCAGTAATATTACCATTTATGAGGGTACATATTTAACTCAGAACTTCACCGTAGACGCAAATAATCCGAATCAGAAATTTACGCTTACAAATCCAAATATTGATACCTCTACAATTAGAGTTATTGTAAAAAATACACAAGCAAGTTCTGTAACTCGTAAATTTACTCTAGCAAATAATCTAATTGACGTAAAATCAACTTCAAAAGTATTTTTTATTCAAGAAATTGAAGATCAGAGATATGAATTGATCTTTGGCGATAATGTTTTTGGAAAAAAATTGGATAATTTAAATTATCTTGACGTATCATATACTGTTTGTAATGGCGAATCGGCAAACGGTGTATTTGTCTTCAATTTTAACGGTAGAATCGCTGATAACAACGGTAATGTAGTCTCATCGGGTATATCTGCCATAACGACCAATACAGAGGCAAGAAACGGCGCTGAGATTGAATCTGTAGACTCTATCAAGAAGTATGCAACTCGAATTTATTCATCACAAAACCGAGCTGTAACAACATCAGACTTTGAATCTATTATTCCAACAATCTATCCTGAAACTGAATCAGTTTCTGCCTTTGGTGGTGAAGATTTGAATCCCCCACAATATGGAAAAGTCTTTATTTCAATTAAACCATCAAATGGTGAGTTGCTTTCAAATTCGGCAAAGAGTAACATTAAAAATATTCTGAAAAAGTATAGTGTTGCTGGAATTGTAACCGAAATTATTGATCTCAAATATCTCTATGTTCAATATGAGTCAAATGTTTATTATAATGAGAACTTAAGTCAAAGTGCAAGTGCATTGAAGACAAAAATTCTGCAGAATATTCAGTCATATGAGGATTCTGCAGAATTGAACAAGTATGGAGCAAGATTTAAATATAGTAAGTTCTTAAAACTGATTGATGATAGTGATGATTCTATCACATCAAATATTACAAAGATTACCATTAGCAGAAATGCACAAGTTGCCTTAAATCAATTTGCCGAATATGAAATTTGTTTTGGTAATCAGTTTCATATTAAGAGTATGAGTGGGTATAATATTAAATCATCCGGATTTAAAATTTCAGGATTATCGGATACATTATATCTTTCAGATCTTCCAAATAGTGATGGAAAAACTGGTTCGATATTCTTCTTCAAGTTAAATTCACCAACTGAACCAGTTAAAATTATACAGAATGCAGGAACTATAGATTATGTAAAGGGAGAGATTAAATTAAATCCAGTAAATTTTGTAAGCACATCAAAAACCATTTCTGGAGTGTCAATTATTAAGATAAATGCAATTCCATATTCAAATGATGTGATTGGATTGCAGGATTTATATTTGCAACTAGATAGTAGTAATAGTTCATTAGATATGATTTCTGATGATATATCTTCAGGAACTAATTCTTCAGGATCAACATACACTGTAACTTCAAGTTACACAAACGGAGCACTTGTAATCAAATAAAAATATGTCAGAAACCAGAGTTAAAGTCAGTTCTATTGTTCAGAGTCAACTTCCTGCTTTTGTTAGGGAAGATTATCCTTTAGCAGCAGAATTTCTATCAGAGTATTATAAATCTCTTGAAAATAAGGGTGGTCCTTCTGACATAATTCAAAATATTGACAAATATGTGCAGGTTGATGCATTAACAAATCTTGTAGATTCTACAACACTTTCTTCTGGAATCACAACATCATCATCAACAATTTCCGTAGATTCCACTGCTGGTTTTACAACTTCATACGGACTTCTTAAAATTGGTTCTGAAGTAATTACATATACTGGAATAACAACAAATAGTTTTACCGGATGCATTCGTGGATTTAGTGGAATAACCTCATATCACGATCCTACTACTTCAGATAAATTAGTATTCTCAAGTACATCTGCAGCAACTCATGATTCTGGAGATACTGTAGTTAATCTGAGCAATTTATTCTTAAAAGAATTTTATAAAAAGGTAAAGAAACAGATTGTTCCCGGATTTGATGATAGAAATCTTTATTCTGGATTGAACAAATCACTGTTTATAAAGCAATCTAAAGATTTTTACTCTTCAAAAGGTACAGATCAATCAGTAAAAATCCTCTTTAAAGCATTATACGGCGAAGAAGTTGATGTTATCAAACCAAAAGACTTTTTAATCAAACCATCTTCAGCTGATTATGCCGTAAATAGACAATTAGTTGTTGAAAAAATAACTGGAGATATTGAAGATCTTGAAAATAGAACCATATTCCAAGATCAAATCGGGTCAATCAACGCTGCAAGTGCATCAATTTCAAAAGTTGAGAGAATTTTAAGGGGAAATAATGAATATTATGTTCTTTCAATTGATGATTCTGATGGATTAACCACTCCTGGAGTCATTAAAGGAACATTTACGATTCATCCAAGAACTTTATTGTCAGAGAGTGTTTCTTCAGGAGATTCTTCAATATCTGTAGATTCTACTGTAGGATTTCCAAATTCTGGTACTTTGATCATTGGTTCTCTAACTGTCACATACACCTCAAAGTCACTCACTCAATTTTTCGGTTGTTCCGGAATAAGTCGGAATTTTTCTTCGGGAGAAGAGGTAAGAATAAATGCATATGCTTATGGAACAACATCGACCGGAACTGCTACTTTTAGAGTTACTGGTGTACTCTCAGATTCAAATATAATCGGACAATCAATTGGATATGAAAAGGGACAAAAAATAAAAATCAATAGTCTTGGATACAATTCTAGTGATTATAATCAGAATAATTGGTTCTTCAATGTCCCAGTTTCTTATGATGTAGAGTCTTTAGAATTAGTCGATGAATCTGACTTTACATATGCGGTTTATTTTTATGAATCCAATAACTTACTCTTAGGTGATTCTGTTACCTTTGTTTCTTCCTCTGGGGCAGAGTTTACAGGATCTGTAGTTGCATATAACACAAGTACATCCATAAAAGTCAATGGTCAAGGAGAGTTGAATGTAAATGGGACATATACTCTCAGAAAAAATTTACTGAAGGTTGATGCACAGAATTATTCCAGTTTATCAAACTACAATAGCAACGTCCAAAATGTTTATGTTGATTTGGATGATGAGTCATTCTATGTTACATCTCCATCAATACCAACATATTTGAATCAATCATTGAATGTATCGAATGGATCTGCAACTTTTTCTGGATCTTTTTCAAGTGACACTGAATTGGTTATTGGACAGCATAGTTTTTTAACTGGAGATTCAGTTGTATATAAACCAATAAGTGGTAGTAATACACTTGGAATATCGACTAGTGTATATTTTATACAAAAAGTAAATGACACAACGGTAAGACTAGCAAACAGTCCATCCAACATATCGTCTGGAAAGTTTTTATCATTAACTGGAGATGTAACAAATAATCAATTCAAATTTACAAAGTTCACTTATGGGAGTGGTTTGGATGATAGAACTTTATCCCCACAAAAGATCATAAGAAAAATTTCGACTCCAGAAAAGTCTCTGACAAAATCAAAAACTACTTCTGGAACAGTTGGCATTTTTATAAATGGTGTTGAAATTGCAAATTATAAATCTAAAGATTTTGTACATTTTGGGGAAATTGAAAGTATTGTTGTTTCTAGTGGTGGACAGAATTATGATGTAATTAATCCACCAGTTTTGAATATTTCCGATCCAGTTGGATCGGGATCTTCAGTTTTCTGCTCTGTTGTTGGTGAATTGAAGAGAATTGACATTCTCGATCCCGGATTTGATTATCTAAGTGAACCAATTATTAAAATCAGTGGTGGTAATGGAAAGAATGCATCTGCAAAAGTTAATTTAGTTCAATTTGAACATTCTGCTACTTTTATTTCTTCTTCATTTAGCACCAATGTTGATCTGACAAATGATACTATCGGATTCTCAACGTATCATAAGTTCGCAAATGGTGAGGAAATAATTTACAGCACCCAGAGTGGAGTTAATGTTGGTGGATTAACTACTGGAGCAAAGTATTTTGTTTCTGTCAGTACCGCATCTTCAGTAAGATTACATAATAATTTTAAAGATGCTGTTTCTGGCATCAACACGATAAATCTGACTTCATATGGATCTGGAAATCATATACTAAAGTCTGTTAAGAAGAAAAACAAGATTGGTTCCATTTCGATAGAAAATTCTGGAAGTGGATACACAAATAGAAAGATAACTACAACTACTTCTGGAATTAACACCGCATCAAACACAATTAATGTAGAAAATCATGGGTATCAAAGTGGAGAAATTGTATCCTATTCAACTACAGGAACAGTTGTCGGTGGATTAAGTGAAACTTCTTATTATGTCACAAAAGTAGATGATAATAATTTTAGACTTTCAGCAGTTTCTACAGGATCTGTTGGAGTTAATACTGGAAGTCAGGACTTTTTCTACAATACTAAACAGTATGTAAATTTAACTTCTACTGGTAGTGGAACTCATATATTCAATTATCCACCAATTACGGCTACTGTTGTTGGTACAGTTGGAGTTACTACTTTTGCTGGACAAGATTTTTCAGCAAAAATTCAACCAGTATTCAGAGGAAGTGTAGACTCCGTTTTTGTTGAGGATGGTGGATCTTCCTACGGATCAGAAGAGATTATCAATTACAATCCTCAACCACAGTTCACAACACAATCTGGATCTGGTGCTCAGGTAACTCCAGTTATATCTAATGGAAAGATTCTTAAAGTCGTTGTTAACCTTGAAGGATCTGGATACAATTCGATTCCAGATTTGGTTATCAGTGGTAGTGGAACTGGAGCGGTATTGACTCCAGTAATTACCAATGAAAAATTAACTGAAGTTCGTGTTATTTCTGGAGGAACTTTATATGGAGATGATACAAGCATAAAGGTTGTTGCTGCTGGTTCTGGTGCTAACTTTGAATCTGTAACAAAAACATGGAATGTGAATTTAGTTGAAAAAAATATATTCACAAACCAAATTACAGATGATGATGGATTCTTGACAAAATCTTTTTACAATGACTCAGAACTTCAGTACTGCCATGCGTATGCTCCAAGAAAACTGAGAAGTTTGGTAGTATCGACAAATAATGTTGAAGATCTTAGATTAGTTAATGGTTTAGAATCTTCTTCTATATACCATTCTCCGATCCTTGGTTGGGCGTATGATGGGAATCCGATATATGGACCCTATGGATATTCCACCCCCACTGGAGGGGCAGTGAAGGCACTTACAAGTGGATATAAGATCTCACTTGCTAGTGGTAGGCCAAGCACCTCAATATATCCTGAAGGATTTTTTGTTGAGGACTACGTTATTGATGAAACTGGAGATTTGGATGAACATAATGGAAGATTTTGTATAACTCCAGAATATCCAAATGGAACTTATGCATACTTTACAACCATTTCAACAACATCTGTAGAATCCGAAGCTCCATTCCAAAATTATTTTAAACCAGCATTTCCATATGTAATTGGAAACACATATTATTCCAATCCAATCGCATTTAATTTCTCAAGAAATTCGAATCAGGATGATATTGATATTAATGAAACTCAGTGGTTGAGAAATACAACTCCATACAATTTGAATAGTGTTTATAGTTCCTATGATTATCTGTTTAACCCCAATAAGATTAGACAAAGTGGTGCGACAATCACTTCAATAAATTCTGGAAATGTGAGTTCTATTGGAATAGTAACTGGAGGAAAACAATACAAAGTTGGAGATGTTATTAACTTTGATAATTCAAAATCAGATGGTCTCGGAGTTTCTGCAAAAGTTTCACTTATTGGAGGAAAGTCGATATCTCAAATAAGTGTGGCATCTTCAACTATTGATAGTGTTGAATTTTATCCACTAAACCAACCATTTACCTTTGTTGGGTTTGCTACTCAGACACATAATTTAATAAACAATGATTTGGTTAGCATTACTGGAAAGTTTGATTATAAGCAATCTGGAAATATTACAGTTAAACCAAACACTCTTGTTGCCATAACAAGTCTTGCATCTACAGTATCTAGTGGATTGGTAACATATTTTTCCGTCTCTGGAAATTTGGATTTTCCAAATATTAAGGAGAATGATATTTACCAAGTTGGTAACGAAGAAATAAAAATACTTAACATAGATAAAAAATCTTCCAGAGTAAGAGTTCTCCGTAATCTTACAGATGTTTCTGGAATTCAAACATATTCTTCAGGAATAGCTCTTACAGAAAAATCAAGAAAGTTCCAAATAATTGCAGGTTTAACAACATCATACAATTTTAATGTAAACAAAGAACTATATTTTGATCCAACAGAATC